TATCGTTACATTTGGTGAACAAACCACAGAAAGATATAGTAGTACGGGTCAAATATGGACCAAAGACGGTACAAACTTAACCGATTCCCCAAATAACTACCCCACTAGTCCTACAAGACCAATGTGTCAATGTAACAATAGTGGTTGTATGTTACCAGGGTCTGACAATTATTCACCATTAAATATACTTGATTGTGAAGAAAACTCACCAACTGGTACAGAACCATATGGTAATATTGCTTGTTGTACTGTTACAGATTATGGTTGTACAGACGATTATTATAACGGTGTCACTAATATTAACCCCGACCAAAATAATTATTATTGCACTTCTATATATGGTCAATTAGGTTACCCAGACAACGCAGAGAGTTGTATAGACCCATCCACAGGAATCCCATGTTGGGATGGTGGCACATATAGTTGTGGTGCTTCTTTACCTCTAGGTGGGGTACCAATATCACCAAACCTAACTGGTGGTGGTACCGTTAACAATCCAACGTATAATATAATTGATGATGGTTCTTGTGGTGTAACAATCATAACTGGTTGTAAGGATGATGGTGGAATTGCGGGTGGTGGCACATGGCCAACGCCAATATACCCAGGGTATAGAGCAATTAATTATGACTCAACCGTAACTGTTCACAACCAAACATTATGTAGATATATATTCGGTTGTCCCGACATAACGTTAATAGACCCATTACCTGGGAATTATGGGTACACTTGTGATGGATTATCATTCGATGATGTTATGGTTAGTGAAGGGAATCTACCTAACCAGAACATTATAACGTACCAAGATGTTGAAGACTCTTTAATACCTAGGGTTGATTGTTGTGATTTTTCTATAGCTGGAGCTGGACCAGGTTGTACTGACCCAAACGCTTTAAATTATAACCCATTAGCTGATGTTGATGATGGTTCTTGTACCTACCCAGAAGAGGGTTGTACTGACCCAAACGCTATTAATTATAATCCAAACACATTAATTGATGATGGTTCTTGTATTTATTCCATAGATTTTCCAGAAGAAGGAAATAATTTTTTAGATGGTTCATTGATGGAACTTTGTAGAGACCCATTAACAAAAGAAGAAGTATTAATGAATGTTTGTGAACCAACAGAAATACAATCTGAAGTATTTATGGAAAGAGGAAAACAATCAGTGTTTGAACCAAACCAAAGATTAGGTGAAGTCACCACAATTGGAGGGTTACAAATTTACGGTTATGGTTTTTATAACATAAACAAACAAATATAATTTAAAAATGGCTTTAGGGACATATGGATTAAAAAGATTATCAGACGTTTCACCAGCAGATGTGGAAATAATCTCTCTTTACACAACATCAAGAGAAACGGTAGATAACGCTACAATAACAAGGTTAGACGCTAAAAGTATACTAACACCCTACTACCATAATGCTAACACTGGTGGTAATAGTGGTGTGGAGTTATTAGGTGGTATGTATAATTTAAGGTTACCTTATGAACAATTTAGTAGTAAAGGCATATATAATTTATTAATTAGACCATTAGAAATTAGAACTAGTATCACAGATTGTGGGGTTCTTTCAGCCTTACCTAACGTTAAAGGGTTAGTTTTTGATATAAACAATGTACCTATCGAATCAAGAAATAAATTTGTTAATAATGGGTTAGTTGGGTTTAGAATTGAATATTTAAATTCTGACGGTACAAAGATACCCAACTTCTATAGATTAGTGACCTCTTCTTTTTTCTGTGAACCAATCACTGAAAATTTAACAAATAGTAATCAAAAAGCTATTAGATATAGGTATATCGATGGTGGTAGTAATTTATTATTTTGCACTTTAACACCCACTTCAGCACCATCTAATAAACCAACCGCGTTACCATACATTGGTCAACCAGCACAGAATGTTATCATCACAAATACACATTTCAACCCTATTTCTATAGAAATAGATATGGTGGATTATGATATTGATAGTTTAGGTATCGCGTTATATGGTAACCAAACTAAATCATTGAGCGATGGTGTTTATACAATTTATGATACCAACAATAATATCTACAAACAATATAATTTATATGAGACTAGAGACCAATTCGGAGCTCCACTATATGAAGTAAGACAAGATAGGGGGAATAACGTGGACTTTACTAAATCATTTAATAACATAGCTCAACAATAATGCCAAATGGAATAATAAATAGCGGTAATAAACCAATTCCAGGTAATGGAGCTGATTTTTTTGGTGATAAATTAGTCGGTAACCAATTTGTCGATGGAGTATCACAATTTACATTGGGTAATTTTGAGATTAAGTCCAATGTATACCAAAAGGATTCTAGGTCCTTTTCTTTGGGTAATTTTTCCGAACCAATAACGTTAGAAACATTAAACATTGAAAATATCGCACAATCTAAGATATTAGCAAGTAATAGTTTAGAAGTTTTTATAAATTTTGATAGGTCAAAAATAACCAATTTCACGTTATACGGTTCGTTAAGGGAAAGATTAAAAGTCGCTGTTCAAAATGTGATTAAAAAGTTTCCAGCAGCTTTGGTTTTTAATAAGTTAAGGGTGTGGGCGGATTATCTGACAGGTGAGACAGCTACAGATATTGTTTTTTATCCAGATGCCAACCAAACATCTATTAATTTAAATTTATATACATCTTATAATCCATTTAGTATAGAATACACTAAAGCTTCTACTTTAGATAAAAATACTTCAGAATTAGAAATTAGAAATCTTGTAAAATCATTTAAAAAATATTCATTATTCATTAATGGGAATGAATTCCCATTAACATATATTAAATCAACCTCGGGTAATACAGATAATGGTACCTTATTAATTGATGTTGAAGGAAACCCTTTTAGTGGGTTCTCTAGCTCAACAGAGAGTTTTTACATTAAACCAAACACTAATGAAACAGAAATAGCTTTTGGGTCGTTAGAGGACGTTGAAAAATTCCTTGTAGAAAGAAAGTCAACACCGATATATACAGCAAAATTTGACCAACCAAGAGAAACAGACACTGGTAAATTAATTAAATCTACCACATTTATCACATGGCCTAGCACTAATAATTGGAATCTCATTATTAATGGTTCTTTATTTGAATCTTATTTAAATAAATTATATGATATAGCAGATACTTTCGACAGTTATAAAACAAATTTAGTTTCTAGATTTTTAACAACTGCGGCATTTAAAGAATTTGACACCTACGATGAAAAAGTAGATAAAGTGTTAAAAATTTACGGTAGGAGTTTTGATGAGGTTAAAAAATATATCGATGGTTTAGCTTATATGTCAAATGTTACATATGACGGTAAAAATAATATTCCGAATGAATTATTAAAAAATTTCGCACAAACATTAGGTTGGTCAACGCCATCAGCTATCAAAGATGAAGGATTTTTAAATAGCGTATTCACTAGAAATACCACTGTGGAATACACAGGTCAAGCTGAGAATCAAACACCAGCAGAATTAAACTATGAGTTATATAGGCGTTTATTAGTTAATACAGCATACCTTTTTAAATCCAAAGGGACTAGACGTGGTATTGAGTTCATGTTAAGATTTATTGGAGCACCAGAAGCTTTAATAGAATTTAATGAACATGTATATGTTGCTGGTCAACCACTTAATATGACTAAATTTAAAAATTTAGAATTAAAGTTATCTGGTGGCACATATACCGAAGAAGTACCAACAAAAATCAGTTGGTTTTCCGCAGCAACAGGAACTTTCCCCCCAGTCGTTATAACTGGGTTCACATATGGGTATGAGACTATAACTAAAACAACAACAATAAACCCACTCTTATTTCCAGTCGATAAAGACGGTTACCCAACAGTACCTAGATATAGTGCAAACGCATATTTCCAAGCTGGAGCTGGATGGTTTGAGGAGACAACAGAGCACAGAGGTAAAAAAATAATAGATTTTACAACTTCAGTTTTTACTGGAAACACACCATCAGTTAAAACAAAATTAAAACAATTTACATATGGTGAACCGTATTTAGAGTTATTTAGAAAATTCCCAGAAAGTAAATTAGGATTCCCTATTGTTAGAACAGTAGATAATAAAAAATCTTGGATTAAAACAAACGAGGCATCCCTAAGATACCAAAACCTACCAGATAGGGGAACTAACTACGCAACACCCACAGATAAATTAGTGGTAAATGTTAAAAATGTTGATTTATTTTTAAATATTGGACAAGGGTTAGAATGGGACGTATGGAACTTTTCAAAAAAGTACGGTTGTCCTTTTGG